GGAGGTCGATGGTGTAGGCATCGTGCACATCCATGGTGTGCTGGGCAAAGGTTTGAGCCCATTTGAAAAAATGCTGGGCATGACTGACTATGATGACATCTGGGCTCAGGTGCAGGAAGCAGATGCATCTCCTAATGTTGCCACCATCCTGCTGCACATATCATCTCCAGGAGGAACCATCACAGGACTGCCAGAACTGGCAGAGAAACTCAGGACAGTCTCAAAGCCATTGGTAGCATACACAGACACCATGGCCTGCTCGGCTGCATGCTGGATTGCATCATGTGCGGACTCAGTGCTGCTCTCACAAAGCGCAGAGATTGGAAGTATAGGAGTCTACATCGCACTGCTGGACCAATCAGAGCACCTGGCGCAACAGGGGTTCAAGGTCAATGCCATCTTTGCTGGAGACAACAAGCTGGACACTGCAGACTTCAAGCCCATGTCAGATGAAACCAGGGAAAGACTCCAGGCAAATGTCACGAAATGGCATGAACGATTCAAAGCAGATGTATCCATAAAACGCACAGCACCTGAGAGCTCAATGACGGGACTCACCTATGAAGGACTGGAAGCAGTCTCTGCAGGACTGGCAGATGGAACGGTGGATTCTCTGGAGGATGTAATCACTCTTTTAGCCAATTTTTAGAACAACCCATATGAAAACAATACTTGATTTGGTCAAAGCCAATACGGAACTCAACAGCTTGTCCAACAAGCTGGATGAGTCAACCCAACGCAACAAGGACTTGTCTGAGCAACTGGAAGCCCAGGCAGCGCAGAGTGCTGAAGAAAACGCCAAGCTGGGCGCAGAGCACTCCGAAGAGATTTCCGCTTTGGAGAGCAAGATTGCCTTGCTTGAAGAGGCAAACACTTTGCTTGAGCAGGATAAGCAGTCATCCGCAGAGCAGGCAGCAGACATTGCTGCAAGCCTGGGAGTGACAGAACCGGTTGAGGAAGCAATTGAAACTGAGCCCAAAGAAGAACTCAGCGTGTCAGCACACTGGGAACACTACCAGACCCGAGGGTCTCGGGAGGATAAAAGGGCTTATTACCTAAAACACATCAAGCCCTTACAGGCTTAAAATAGAAAGTATACTCAATGGCAAATACCTTAAACGGCATCAATCTTTCAGCATTGGCTGAATTATCAAATGACTTCCTGGGGCAAACCTTTGCACCCTTAACCGCAGTCTCTCGAGACTTTACTGGAGACCCATCAGGGTCTGGCGAATCTGTTGTTACACGTGTGGCATCTGCACTCACTGCACAAGACCTCTCTGGTGGCTATGCTGCCAGTGATGTTTCTTCCAGTGCAATAACCGTGAATTTATCTTCGCTGAAAGGCTTCTCTATGGGGTTCAGTGATTACGAGGTCAGTCGTGCTGCAGGAGATGTGCAGTGGTTGACTAGCGTATTTTTGCAGCCTGCCATGGAAACCGTGCTGGACTCAATCTTCACTTCAATTGTAAGCCTGGTCATAAATTCGAATTTCAGCAACAGCACTACAGTGACTGCTGCAAATTTCGATTCAGATGATATTGCAACAATCGCAGGAAGTCTGAGCACACGCAAGGCACCCAGGACGCAGAGGTCTGTCATACTTAGCCCGTCATACTATAGTTCCATACAAAAAGACCAGATTGTAGGTCAGGCTAACACCTATGGTGGAGCAGAAGGTGTGCGTGAATACGCTGGTGATAGAGTCCACGGCATGGACCTGTTTGAATACACAGGTGCCATCAATGGTGCATCCTCAACCACTACATCTGAGAACCTACAGGGCTTTGCCTTGCACCCTTCTGCCATCGCAATTGCAGCACGTTTTCCTGCGGCTCCTGCTGATGGTTCTGTGCAGGTCGAGAACTTGAGGGATGAATTTTCTGGAGTACCATTACAGCTTAGGAGCTGGTATGATGCAACTCTTGGAAAGCACATGGTATCAGTGGCTTGCCTCTATGGAGCTAGTGTCGGAAACGCTGCCTGCCTCGAGCGCATCAAGTCTGCTTAAGCATATAATATGAACACGCTGCAGGGACTCAATCTGTCAGATGTGGCAAGCCAGACGCTTGACCATCTGGGCAACTATACACCCATGTTTGAGATGTTCGCTCGCAACTTTGCGGACAGCACCAGACAGCACGGTGAGAAGGTTGTCACTCGAGTCCCTGCAGCAATGACTGCTCAGGATTTATCCAGTGGTTACACTGCAGGAAATCTGAGCAGCAGTGCAGTAGAGATTGAGCTTAACATGCTCAAAGGCTTTTCATGTGCGCTGAGTGACTACCAGGTCTCACAAGCCAAGTCTGCGGATTTTGTTTTTAACATCTTCACGGCACCTGCCATTGAGGCAACTATCACCGCTTTTGCTTCAGATTTGCTTGGGCTTATCAATCCCACATCATTCACCCAAAGCATATCTGTATCCAGTTCAGACATAGACACAGACCACCTGGCAGATGCCCAGAAAATGCTCAGTGATGCCAAAGCACCAAGGAGCTTGAGGAGTATCATGCTCACCCCTGAGTATGCAGCCACACTATCCAAAGACTCTGCATTTTACGCAGACCATTATGGAGACAGGCAGCCACTGCTTGATGGAGAGCTTGGCATCATGCATGGGCTCAATGTGGTCGAGTATCAGGACATTCCAACAACCAATAATCTGCGTGGCTTTGCTTGCCACCCTTCTGCTCTTTGCATAGCAGCAAGGCATGTGGCAGAACCAACCACAGCACCACATGTAGATGTGCTTCAGGCAGTCCATTCCTGTGGGCTCCCATTACAGTTTCGCAAATTTTATAACCCAACCCAGGGCAAGACCTACCTCACAGTCTCAATTCTCTATGGAGTGAGCGTGGGCAACTCAACCTGCGGCATCAGGATTACCACATAAATTAACCCAAAGAAAAAAGAAATGATTCAGAAACCCAGTATCACCATTGGCATCTTGCCAGACGGCACTTCACAAGTTTTAGAAGTAGGAGACGCAGACCTCTGCAAGCAGGCATTTGTCTCTGAGCGAGCAAGCCCAAGCGGAAAATACACAGACGTTATGGTCTACCGAAAACCGCCCTTTTGGAAACGAGCTAAACTTTCAATGGCAGAAGAAAAACCTGCCAAAAAATCTTCACGCAAAAAGGCATAGTGTTGGTTGGTTACACGGCATCCAGGCAGACCACACTGCCTGGGTGCTAATCACTAAATTCAATGTCAATCACGCTCAAACAACTTCGCTCAGGCTGGCTTTATGAGGTGGCAAGTGCATCAGCACCTACCACCTTTTCTGCCATTGACCCTGCCAGTGTGCCTGTCTACTCCACTGCCTCACAGGTGGTCCTGAGAGTGACTGCAGACTCTGCTCAGTATGGAGCAACTGCATACACAATCCAGGGCAGTGGTGGTGGCAATACAAGCGACCTGAGCACTGTGACACTGTCAGTGCCAGGAGGCAATGGCACCACAAGGACAGATTACTTTAACCTGGCACCCGCCACTGGAACCTATGGCACCATCAGCAGCACAGAGACCATTGACCAGGGACACTTGACCAGCAGACTCTCACATGAGCAACAGGTGGAACTGGAGTCATTGGTGGGTTCAGTGTGCAACTATAACGGGTCAATCATTAGGATAGTGGAGTCATCGCGCACAGATTCTAAGGAGCTCGAGGAAGGTGGAATGTTAGAGGGATTCGATGTGACACTGACATCATCCAGGCAGCAATGGTCAGATTTTAACATGAGACCTATTGTTGGTGCCACCCTTACACGTGGCGGCAAAAAGTTTCGGGTAGAATCTGTGGTCACCTCGGATGGTGCCTTTGAACTTGGACTCTTGAAAAAACATGGTTAAAGCAAGCATCAACATAGACCAAGAGAGATTTTCCAAGGTGCTTGCAAAATATTTGCAGGTATCCAAAAAGACTTTTGCAGATGAATGCAACAAGCGAGCTTTCAATATCGCTCTCAATGCAAGCAGTGGAAGAAAGAAATTCACCAAAGCAGCAAGTTTCTCAAACATCACAAAGGAGCTAAAGAAGGGTGCCAAAGTCCAACCACCTCCACGCAAACGCAGGAAGAAGAAAGGCACTGGAACAAGGACCAGACGCAAAAAGGCACCTCTGGCTGCCATCTTGATTAACTACGCAAGAGGCAAGCGAGGAGAGAAAGGTCTTACAGGTGAGGCAATGCAGGCTCAGGTAAACATCAATCTCAAGAGCAAGAACAGAGGGATAGGATTTATGAGGGCAGGATGGTTGGGTGCTGCAGATGACATCAGACCTTACTTGAAGAAATCAAAGCCAAGACCAAAGAACTCAAGTGGGTTCAGGCTTCTGGGAAAAGGCAAACCAGCACGCTCTTCTCTGATGGTTAGCCCAGAGGCACGAGTCACACATGGAGTGCCCTGGAGCGATAAAGTGCCAGCAGCCAAAATAGGTTTAAAAAAATCAGTCAGAGCAGAGACACGTGACATGCTGGTCTATCTCAAAAGAAAGATAAGACAGGACTGGAGAGGCACTAAAAAACGATGAGTTACCGCAACCAATCAGAGGCAGCCATGGCGGCCTACCTCCAAGGGAAAGTAGGAGTTCCTGTGCTGGTAGGACTACGCGATGAAGTCAAGAGCATGCCCTGCGTAGTGGTCTCATTTGTGAGTGCTCAGGAAAACCCACCAGACAGTGGCAACATGGACATACAGATGCAAATCATGGTGCAGAGTCAGATTGATGAGGAGGGTGCACCTGGAGCACTTGATGTGCATGAGGCAACGGTCTCAGAGATAGACATGGCACTGGGCTCAGAACTGCTGCCAGGTATCAACCAGGCTGGAGACTCTTTTCACTATTTCGGCAAACAAGAGCAGAGCGGACCTGATAGGGAACTGCAGGACATGGTGGTGAGCGAGATGTTTACAATCACTTTTGCTGCTGCCCTGGGAGACTTTTATTCTGAATTTCATTTATAGAACAAAAATATCATGGCAAAATTATCAAGAGGCACACCCATCACGTATGGGTCAATTGACAAGAACAGCTACAATCCCACAGGCGTCATTGCTATTGAAATCATTGACGATTCCACTGGCAGTGCTGTAACAAAGTTCAGGGGCGAGATGTATGCATCAGAGGTTAAGCTCAGTTATGATGCAGACACCAACCAGGCAACTGACAGTTTTGGTGAGGTCATCAGTCACTGCACCTATAACCAGCGCAAGACACTCAACTTGACAGGGGTTATACTGAGCAACAATCTCTCATCATCAATCCCTGCAGGACTATCCAGCACCATTGCAAAAGCAAATCAAATGTTTGCTGCACCCTTCAGTGCTGGTATGCGTTTAAACGTCAATTTTACAGAGTGGTATGAAGTAAACTCAGAACCTACTCCACCAATCTCAGAAAACAACCAATCCACTCAAAGCGATGGTTTTGGAAATTACACAATCACCAGCGCAGAAAAAACACGCTCGAGTGGCAACTATGCAGAGTGGACTATCACGGCAATTGAATATCTATCTGTAGACCACGGTGGAGATGACACCACTGCTGACTAATGCCCTGTGAATGGTCAGAGGTAGCAGTGCCAGGCCCAGTGGAGGTGGGAGACCATAAACTCCTGCCTCTCACTTATGGGCATGTAGTGCTCATGGAGCGCATTGACCTGGAGGAGGTGCTGGACCCAGTAGACTACTGGGCTTTCATTGGTATATGCAGCAGACCATTTAAATCAGCTTGCAGGTGGATAGGCTTTTATCTGAGCCCAGTGGGTCAATGGCTTTACAAGCACAAGCCACTGCCCAGGGACAGAGCAAAGGCATACTCTCAGGCAATCGCATACATGCACCAGTCACTCAAGACACCTGAACTCATGACCAAGGATGGAAGTGGTTCTGGCGGTGGAACAAAGCATGGAGCACCCTCACTCCAAGTGATGAGGACAGTGGCACTATCAAAGCTCAACTACAGTCCAGACACAATTATGGATGCACCATTTCTGCAACTGGTATGGGATATACTCGCATACAATGAGCAGATGGGTGGAGCTCGTATCATTGCAGGAGAGCTGGAGCATGGTCTCGAGGAATTAAAACGAAGAGCAGAAGAAAGGGAGCATGAATCTATTCGCTAAAGTGGCACTTGATACCAGGGACTGGTCCCGTGGCATCAATAAAATGAAAAGCTCGAGCAAGTCTTTTGGCTCCCAGATTGGCAGAGACCTTCAAGGCAGAGTGGCGTCCATGTTTGCAGTTGAACGTGTGCTCAGTGGATTTGTCTCGATGTATGAAAAAGCAGCAGACATACGTGATTCCTCCCTGCGCTTTGACACAGACACACAGACA